CAACAATCTTTTTATTCAGACCGTTAATCTCTTTCTCCAATATAGCCACGTATTCCATGGTCGAATTAATATTATTCTTTACGGTGTGAATCTCTAGATTATTATCATTAATTTTATCATTGACTGTCATGATCTCTTTGATTCTAGAGTCCATTTTATTATATTGTTCTACGAGTTTATCGATTCCAACATCAATTTCTTCCTTTTGCGATTTTCTTTCTTTAATTGTCTCCTCGCGGAAATCCTCGTGAATGTCTTGGTGGCAAACTGGACAGTTGTCGTTTTCCATATAGAAGTCAAGATCTTTTCTAACTCCACGGAGTTTAGTTTCGATTTTAACCTTCAGTAATGACAACTGACCCATTTTATCTTTTATTTTATTCTCATCAGATATATCTGATTTGAATATACAATTCTTTTCTTCCAGTTCTTTGTACTTGGCCGAGTTTACTTCAATTTTTACTCGAGAATCTTCAATCATTTCTTTTTTCTCAGAAATGAGGGTCTCATTATTCGATTGCATTTCAATCATATGGGAGCGCATGAGAGTTATTTTATCATTAAGCTGCTTCATATCCGCCTCAGACTTACGTAGCGACTCGCTATTGACGAGAATCTTGTTCTTCAACAAACCATTCATTGTTGTAAACACCTGCAAGTCGAGCAAATCTTCAATAATCTCTCTACGGTTTTGTGTGCTGAGCTGCATAAATGGCTGGAAAGTGGCTGAACCCAAAACCACCACTTGACAGAAAGTCTTATGGTCGACTTTCAAAATCTGCCGTTCTAGAATAGTTTGGTAATCCTTTACCGCAGCCGACTGATTGATTATCTCACCATTTTTATACACCTCGAACACATGAGGTTTGATACCGCGGATGATCTTATAATCCACTTTATTGATCCTAAAATCAACTTCAACCATCAAATTCTTGCGTGTGATACTGTTAATTAGTTGCGGCTTCTTAATCTTTCTGAATGGTTTTCCAAACAAAGAGAATGACAAAGCGTCCAGTAGCGTCGATTTACCAGCACCATTATCACCAACAATCAACGTTGTTTGGTGTTCATCTAAACCAATCTCACTGAATATGTTTCCTGTCGAAAGGAAGTTCTTAAATTTTATTGTTTTAAAAATAATCATTCTATTGAAATCGCCTCTTGATAGATTTCTTCAATCTTCATATACAATCTATCGTTATCCATACCTTTGAGGTCATACCCCTTGATATATTTCCTAAAGATGTCTAATGTTGATTCCGCTTCATCAATAATATCATCTGCATCTTCCATATCAAGGTGCATATGGTCCTCGACAATTTGGATCTGGAAAGGTCCAAACACATCGATACTGTCTATGTACTTGTCGAACCAATAATTATTTTCTTTATTAGAAACAACTACCTTGACGTAAGAATCTTTAATATTCTCATTAGCTTTGTTTTTATCTATAAAAGGCTGTTCGCCCTTACTATCATCATACACAAATTTATGGAATATTTTATATGGATTTTCTATAAACTCTAATGTTCTTGTGTCAGTATCAAATATATGAAAACCGCGAGCGTCGCCATAATCGCTCCAAGTAAACTCAGAATGGCTACCAAGGTAATGAATGTGATTATCACTAGACCTGTGATGAAAATGGCCAGACATAACAAGATCAAAACGGGCAAAAAGATTCCGATCGTCACCATGCGAGGCAATGGAATTCTTGAACATTTGGAAGCCTTCAATTTCAAGATGGCCCATTGCGATTTGAGATTTTGTTTGATTGATTTCATTTTCTATTTGTTCTCTGTTATCATTACAAATCCACGGGATCAAAAGTATGTCTAATCCATCAACATTTATAGATTCCGCTGTTCTGTCATATATGTTAAAATTCTTATAGGTGTCATCGTTGTCGATAAGTTCGCGAAGAGCATTGACTTCATTTGTGTTCTTGAAATAAACATCGTGATTACCAGCAATGATATGTACATCCAACGCTCTATCTGACAACGGCTGTAGGAAATCGTTCTTCAGACGTTTCAGAGTAGCATAATTAATATACTTTCTTCGGTCAACGATATCACCAAGGTGTATCACAGTCTGGATATCACCCTCGTCTAATCGCGGAAAGAATATATCTTTTAGAAACTTCTCAGTGTTATCTAAGAAAATGTTACTATCGTTTCTGACGCCCCAATGCGTGTCAGTTATAAGAGCTACTTTAGCCAAGGTCCACAACTTTCATATTATTTTATTATTATTATTCAGAGTAGTATAATTCAACGCCTTTGGGTTCAACAGGCTTGGCGTTTTTGAGGGATGCGGTTTCGAGACTTGTCTCGAAATTACCAATAACAGCGGATGATGCTTCTGTTTGACTCAATTGTGCAGACCCCATACCATTAACATGTAATGTTTCCATCATGAAACTAACTTCATAGTTCTTGTGTTTGATATAGTTTTGTTTCTTTTCCTTTGCAATGCGTCGCAAGAATGCATTGTGTGCGATTTGAGTGAAATAAGCGAAAGGATTATTTGATTTCTCGGGATTGAAATTCTTAATCGCGGAAACACAATCTATCAATCCATCTGATATCATATCCTCTTTCCATGAGTATCCGGAGAAGCAGCCTTTTTTGGCTAAATTATAGCAAATCTTTAATATAGCCTCACCAACATATTTATCAGCTGGAGGCGGTACATCGCCAGCTTCTTTGGCTTCCAATGCTAATAATCTATACTTTTGCATAATTTCAAATAATGCTCTATTGTTAATATAATTTCTAGCTTTTCTCATCTGAATATATTGATCCTGTGATATAAAAAACGATTAATGATTAATATAAGTGTATAATACTACATAATGGATAAAAAGACAACACTTAATTCAAAAATAAGTAAAATAAAATAAATTCACTTTTTTTCACTTTTTTGTCATTATTTACTTGACTTAATCCACGAACAACGGTATAATAGGTTGTCGCCTAAGAATATACTTTACTGTTTCTTACTGCTTAATAAGAATAAGACAATAGCCAGTGACCGAAGGTCAACACCCGAAGGGTGTTACATTGATAGCTATTGATCAATTATTAGTTCCACGTTATATATCTTATAAGAGAACTTTTCTTCATTGTAGATCTTAATTCTCTCCATGAAGTGTCGAATCGTGTGATTCTTTTTTTGCTTCCAAGACAAATCATCCGCTATGTCGAACAAAGTCGCTTGTTCTGAATTAGCTGATTTTCTCAATACTCGCCCGATAGATTGCAGGTTTCTGATGCGTGATTTTGATGGTGATGCAAAAACAATATTCTGGAGATTTTTAATATTTATGCCTGTCGAAAACGTCCCGTAACTAGCTATGATAATTGAGTTGTTATCATTTTCTACATCTAAGCGTATATTATTTCTAGCATCACCAGTAACACCGCCGTGCACAAAGTGTACATTTTTATCGGGAAAGGCTGTTTTGATTTCATCGTTCAAAACCTTGCCGTGTTTATCTACATACTGGAATAGTACTAGCGTATTGCCATTTAGAGATCCAACAAGATTTTTGATGAATTTATTTCTCTCATTCAATCTAACTAGATAATCCATTTCTGCTTGGTAATCAGCCTTTGATACGAGCTTCCTTGCCTCGTCTGGATAAGTCAAAACAATAGATTTAATTTTAAAATCAGAAAGGTGATTATCTTCAATGAGTTTCGAAGTAGTTATCACTTTCTTTACAGCACCAAACAACCCCTCGAGAACCAGTTTATTGGTGGTGGTGCCATCCAATGTCCCAGTGAATCCAAATCTGTATTTGCAATCTTCCAACTTTGACATTATTGTTGTAAGGGATTTGGCTTTGAATAAGTGCGCTTCATCACCTACAATAACTTCAAAGTTATCAAAGTATTCCTTTGGCATTTTATAGATAGATTGCCAAGTAGAAACCGTAATTTGTTTTGGGGATAACTTGTCTTTTCCAGTGAACACACCATGCATATGGTTGGTACTATCAAATCCGTAATCAGCGAAGTCTGTTATCAGCTGTCCTACAAGACTTGTAGTTGGTACGATGATTAGTGTTTTCTTATTATAAAATCTCGCAAGAAGGTAGATTATAAATGACTTACCCGACGCCGTTGGGGATAATAGTAAACTTCTTTCCTCACGGACAGCGTGTGTGAACGCTTTAATCTGGTAGTCCCTTGGTGGGAACTTTGGGTTCAGCTCTGTGATAAAATCCAACGCTTCTTTGATAGAGAAGTTTCTTGAACTTCTATCGTATTCGAAAATGAGGTTATATTTTCTGGATTCAGCGAATGCTTCTAGGTGCCTTACTAACCCGCAGTATAATGTTTGAGTCAAAAGATTGTAAAGTCTGATTTTCCCGTCCCACATTTTATTACGGTAAGCCGGAGTGAACTTAGCGTTTGGGACTTCGAATGTAAACCAATCAGATATCTCGTGAGCAACTCCAGGATCACACAAAACCTTCAGGTGTACTTCATTTAATTTCTTTACAACTATATCTTCCATAATTATTTACACACCGTTAATAAATTTCTGCCAATTGATAGCAGCGTTAACATTATAACCTCTGTTCATGAGAGTCCTCAATACAGAGTCGAGGAATTCCACCTTTTCTTGTTGTAGACCTATTTTTAAAGATAATTTAATGATGTCTGGATCAGCGTCCATATACATAGGGATATCGGGTTTTAGTATCATACCTTTTGATGGTAGCTTCCAACCTTTACTCTCGGAGTACTCGTCTGGACCCTGCGTGTAGAATTCGTATTTGTCTAATTTGAGTTCTTTTGCATCAGCTTCATATTTTCTGAGAAGTAGTCTTTCACTGACTAGGATTTGGTAGTATTTGTGGTGGAGTTTTGGTATCTTTAGTGCTTCGTCGCCAAGTTCTGTTTTGTCTATCTCAGCGTCTACTTTCCACTGCTCAAATATATCTTCTAACTTCATACTGTTGGAGTCCCATAATAATAATAATAATAATAAAGTTTCATAAACAAGTCGGTGTGACACCTACCGACTTGTTTATGAAATGTCAGCGATCTTATACATAGTGTATTTGAACGAGGCTGTGGCGTTGACATAATTCACATCACTTT